GAAATGCACTTTTCTCAATAAATAATTTACATAATATACACGGCAATGAACACAACACCAATTAAACCGACACTGCAAGCGATGGAAGTAGGGCGACAAACCTACTTCCCCCGCAACCGCAGAAAATCAGTAAGAACGACCGCATCCGATTTAAAAACCGATGAAGGAAAGATTTTTAAAACTTGGATCGACGGAGATAACATTTATGTTGAACGCAAAGAATAGTACGACAATGGGACGAACTAGAGTAACCGGAAAAGTTGAGCCAATAGTGAAGAAGTGGCTTAGTAAAGACGAAGCAAAATCCTATATAGGATGCTCGGATGATTTTTTGAGAACGTTACGGGAAAAAGCTCTCATTTCTTTTTCTCAATTTGGAAAAATGATCTGGTACGATTTATCGAGTATAGATAGATTCATACAGAGTAATAAGGTAGTATAAAACAAACACCATGCTAACACTAAAACAAAGTCCCGTCGCTATTATCTTAATGCTTTTAGCGTGCAGCCTCGCAGAAGGCGAGCCGAAGCCGGGCAAATTAATCATCGCACTATTGATCGTATTTATCACGGTTATCTATGTGCTAGTCTGTAACTATCTAAACACGAAACGACATGGCGGCGAATCCTCAATGTATCGGTAATTGCCGAATTTGTACGGTTCTTGGCGCGTGTCCTTCTGATACTCTAGTTTGCGAAGATTGCGGCGAAGAGATCGAACCGGGCGAAGAGATAGAATTAGAGGTCGAAACGTACGAACGTGGCAGACATGGCACAAAGATAATAACGGTTTGCGCTCGCTGTTACGAATCGCTTTATCAAGGTGGAAACGATAACTTTTAAACAACACGATAATGACACATTGGAAAACTCAATTCAATTATGACTATCTAGGCGCTTACAGCCTACCGGATGGAAAAGATATAATTCTCACCATCCGCGAAACGAAAAAAGAACAAGTAGTCGGCGCGTCTGGAAAGAAAGAAGAATGTTTCGTCGCTTATTTCTTCGAAAATGTGAAACCGATGATCCTCAACCGGACGAATTGCAAAACATTGACGAAAATTTTCAAGAATCCGAATTTTGAGTCATGGATAAACAAGCAAATCCAAATCGGAGCGGTATTAGTTGACGCTTTCGGCGAAAAGGTTGATTCGCTTCGTATTCGTCCTTTTCTTCCGAAAGTAGAAAACTCATTGCCTACGGTTGAGACAGGATCGGCAATCTGGAAAAATATCCTCGACGGTCTGGCAGGTGGTTTTACGGTCGCACAGGTACAGACGAAATATAAACTAACTAAAGAACAAATCAAAGAATTAGTAGCACATGAAATCAAGTGAACAAAAAGAAATCGAATGGAAGGAAAAGAGACGGGGCAAAATAACCGCCTCTACGCTTCCCGACCTGATAAAAGCGGGCAAAGGTTGTCCCTTTGGTAAAGGTGCGTTAGACGCGATGTATTTAGTGCGATACGAGCGGAGAACCGGGACGATGCGAGAAAACGGAAGTAACAAGGCGTTTGATTGGGGACATGAAAACGAACCGCTAGCGGTCGAATGGGTACGGAGCCAGTTAATGAATGAGATCAAGTCGTGTACAACCGATTTTAAAGACATTGTTTTCAATGAACCGTTTGAAGGATTCGGAGATTCACCGGATTTCTATGTGTACGGATTTGACGGGAAAGTTATCGCTCTGGGTGAGATCAAGTGCCCGATGTCGCAAGGAAAGATCGAATCGCTGCAATTCGGAAATGCCATCGACGAAAAGGACGAATATTATTGGCAATTCCTCGGACACTTTTTAGGTCGCCCGGACGTAGACAAATTGTATTATGTCATTTATGACGGCTATGTAAACGACGGTCGAATACTCGAAATGAATCGAGCCGATCACATGGAGAATATAAAGAAACTCTATGATCGAATCCGGTTGGCTAGCGAGATGATAGACGAATCTATCCGTTCCGGTCTGGATTTGCTTGATTGTGTCGATAAGGCAAAAGCGGTATTAGAATTAAAGATGCAGATCGAGGCGTTAAAGCCGGAAGCGAAAAACAGTGTTCCGGTAAAGAATCAGATTTATAAGATGCGGAAGGAATTAAAGAAACTGATGAAGAAAGTACCGTCACAACACTAACACAACATGATTAATTACATTTTTATAAACACTTTAATAAACACGAAATTATGAGTAGTAAGAACAAAGAAGAAATTTTAGATTGCATTCCTCTTTTGCATCCTTATTCTATGGATGAAATTTATACTATGCTAAAAAGACATGGGTGTAAAATTTCACATGAAGAAACTTATAATCTTGTTGAAAAAAATCTATATAAAATCAGAGATAAATATGTTAGAATGACAGAATATCGCTCATTTGGTAATTCTACATCTATAGAAAATATTAAAATGTCCGATGGATGCCTAACGTGTACGCTGACAGAGGTTAGCACATTAGAACAAAAGATTGTAGACAAAATAAAATTCGCAGAGAAATATAATATTCCTTATGAGGGTTTGATCGAATTAATTAAAGAAATGAATTTATTATGAACACTTGGTTTTTATGTAAAATCCGTTACGAGAAGGTAATGGAGAACGGGATGCAAAAGAAAGTCACTGAACCGTATTTAGTCGATGCACTAAGTTTTACCGAAGCAGAAGCGCGAATAATCGAAGAGGTAACGCCGTTTATCTCCGGTGAGTTCACCGTGTCCGACATTTCCCGCGCACATTATAGCGAGATATTTACGAGCGAAGAGGATTCCGCCGATAAATGGTTTGCCGGGCGACTCGCTTTCACTACGCTTGACGAGAAAAGCGGCAAGGAGAAACGGACTTATACAAACGTACTCATACAGGCGGCGGACATTCACGACGCAATGAAGAAACTCGACGAAGGCATGAAAGGAACGATGGCGGATTATTCTTCGATTCTTCTCAAAGAAACGGCGATTGTAGACGTTTATCCGTATGAAGCGAAAAAATAAATACTTTACCAAATAATATTATTAACCAATAATGCCGCCGAAAAGGACGGCGTGAGGTGAAAGCCCTCGTATTTAAGTTTAATGTTCTACGTCTAATCAGCGTAGTGAATATCTGGTTAGACGACAAATAATTTTAAATATATGGCAAAGTATAACAATGTAAAAATAGACGGATACGACTCTAAAAAGGAATATCGACGCGCTAAGGAGTTGAAACTACTCGAAAAGAAGGGGATTATAACCGGATTACAAGAGCAAGTAAAATACGAGCTTATTTCGCCTCAATATCGTTTCTATGAAGTGCAGGGAGTGCGGAAGATGCTACGTAAAAAGAAGCTGATCGAACGAGGAGTTTACTACATTGCTGATTTCGTTTATTATCGGGATGGTGAGTATATCGTCGAAGATACTAAAGGTGTTCGGACAAAGGAGTATATAATCAAACGTAAGCTCATGCTTTACGTTCATGGAATTAAAATAAAGGAGGTATAAGAATGGTGAAGAAAACAGCACAAAAGCAAGTAAAACACGATTGTCGAACGTGTCGCAACGGAGGAAGAGAGAATAATTTTATTTGCTATTGTTCCGTCCTGAAAGTAGGACGGGCGATCGGGATAAGGATTTGTAGTTATTATGTCGCTCGATAGACTTTATAAGTGTGATGAATATAGACGGATATACGCTAACCGAAAAGATGCGAAAAGCGCGACGACGTTTCAGATTTACCGCCACCGAACAAGCCCTTTTTTACGAATTAGTGGCTATTTGTAACGGCGAAGATTGGAGGGACGTTTTCGATTGCTCGAACATTGAACTTTGTTTTGCGCTTAACGTGAATGAGAAAACACTAATAAAAGCCCGTGAGTCTTTAATAAATGCAGGATTGATTTATTATAAATCTGGTAAGAACAAACGTATTATAAGCTCTTATTCTTTCGTGAAGGAATTTAAAACCACTGTAACTACTACTGTAAATTTTACAGCCAATCAAACAGCCAATCAAACAGCCAATAAGGGAGCCAATCAGACAGCCAATGATACAGGGGATAAGGGAGTCAATGATACAGGGGATAGTACAGACTATAATAAACTAAAACAGAAACCAAACATAAATATACTCTCTAAAGTCTCTCATGGAGATTTTGATTTTATATCTAATGAGTTTTTAGAGACGTTTACTCTTTGGCTTGAATACAAGAAAGACAGGCGGGAAAATTACAAATCGGAAAAGTCACTCAAAGCGTGTTACAACAAATTAGTGAAATTGAGCAAAGGTAATCCGGCGGTCGCATCTCAAATCGTAGATGAATCGATTGCGAATAATTGGGCGGGATTTTTTGAACTAAAGAACAATAAAAACGAATATGGAAACAAGAAGCAAACAGACTCTACCGATAGCGGCGATACTATCATACGGACTACCGTACTATGACGAGCCGATAGAAGTAGAGAAGCGCCCGGAGTGGTTTAAAGCGTGTTGCAAATATGTTTGTCCTAACTTCAAGATAGACGATTCGAATAGAAACATAATGAACCAACTGTTTTTGTATACTGAAGGACGATCCGAGAAGCTAGATTCAAATAAAGGGTTATTGTTACGAGGTGACATCGGTACGGGAAAAAGTACTATCATGCAGATTCTAAACCGATATAGTTATTTCACACGTGGCAAAGCAAAGGGCGGTTATCCGATCGGCGGCTTTAGGATTGATTCGGCTTCCTGTATTGCAAACGGCTTTTCGATGCGCGGAAAGGATGCACTAGAATTGTATACTTATAACAACGGTACGCCGCGAATGATCTGTTTTGATGAACTAGGACGCGAGCCAATCCCGGCAAAGTATTTCGGTACTGAACTAAACGTGATGCAGTATATTTTCCAATGTCGGTACGAGTTGAGACATGAGGCAATAACTCATGTTACAACGAACTTAACGATTAAGGAAATACAGCGTATTTACGGCGCGTATATCGCGGATCGAATAAATGAAATGTTTAACGTCTTGGACTTGAACGGAGCTAGTAGAAGATAATTAATACAACGAAACCATGCGAAGCAGAAAAAAGAAACTTGTGTATTTTAAAAAGATTCCGGTTCGCGTCGATCTGGAACAATGGCAAAGGCTCGATAAGATTCGCGCTGACTATCATTTCAAAAGCACATACGAGATTATGCAGTACATTTTAGGCTGCTTTCTCCGGGTTGCCGATCCGATGCCCGGCGATGATGATGAAGAAGTACTACCGGACGAAATCAAAGAAATGTTCTACGATCTATCACAGGCGGAACGACATTTCGAGTATGTAAAACCAAAACGAAAACTACCACAACACAAGGTAGACGAAATGAACGGACAAAAACGATTAGAAGGATTTTAATATGGTTAAAAAGCTATCAAACACAAATTATTTGCACGACATATCGGCAGACCCCGTCGCGGCAAATGAACGGAATCGGAAGTATATCGACCGATTTGTTTCAGAGAATTATAACGGCTTAGTTAGCAAGTTTTCACCCTTAGACGGTACGATAAATTCAAGCGCTTTCGGAGCACTCGACAAATTAAACTCTACGATAATCTCGCTCTATACTGATCCGAATTTACACTTTACAGATTGGGAGCAGGCGAATAGGTATCTATCGAGTAAGTTCACGGAAAAGGCGATTCGCGTTCCGGTGAAGAAACCTGTAAAAAGCGAAGTAGTAGAGAATGAGGACGAGATTATTAACGATTAATATTGTTGTTTCGATGAAAGACGTAGAACTATTTAACGACCATTTCCAGAACTATAAAACATACGGTATTCCGAAAGCACAACTAATCATTGCGGATATTCCCTACAACATTGGGAAGAACGCATACGGCTCTAATCCATCTTGGTATATCGACGGAGACAATTCTAACGGAGAAAGCGAATTAGCCGGAAAAGAGTTTTTCGATACCGATAAAGATTTTCGAATTACTGAATTTCTTCACTTTTGTAGCAAGATGCTTGTTAAAGAGCCAAAAGAAAAAGGAAAATCCCCCTGTATGATTGTCTTTTGTGAATTTCAGCAACAATTCGAACTTATACAGAAAGCGAAGGAATACGGGCTGAACAATTATATCAATCTGGTATTTAAAAAGAACTTTTCGGCACAAGTTTTAAAGGCTAATATGAAGGTCGTTGGTAATTGTGAATATGGTGTACTCTTGTATCGGGACAAACTGCCAAAGTTCAATAATGGCGGTCGGATGGTATTTAATTGTTTCGATTATCCTAGAGACACAGATACACCGCGGATTCATCCGACACAAAAATCAGTTCCGTTGCTTGAGCGGTTGATCGAACTTTTCACCGATGCGGGTGATGTTGTAATAGACCCATGCGCCGGAAGTGGGACAACATTACTTGCAGCCGCTCAATGCGGGCGAAAAGCATACGGATTTGAGATAAAGAAGAAGTTCTATGCAGATGCGAATAAAATCATTTTGTCGCGGATGCAGCCTAGAATGTTTGTGTAGAATTAATAAATAATAAAGTTATGCGAATACTAGATTTACCATTAATGGCGGTTTGGTTTCTAATGATCGAATCCGGCGAAAAGAAAGAAGAATATCGGGAAATAAAACCGTATTGGATCAAACGCTTAAAGTGTTGCGGACTTCATCCAAGCGCAAAAGGTTGTGACGGTTGTCCGGTTGGTAGTTGCGATCATTATACACACGTTCGTTTCCGGTATGGGTACACCGCGCGAACTATGTTGTTTAAGTTGGATCGTATCTCTGTTGGAGTTGGTCGGAAGAAGTGGGGTGCACCTGATAAGAAAGAAGTGTATGTTTTAAAGTTGGGTGAACGGATTGAATAACTAATAACAATAAATAAATGAATATGGAATCAAAATTTAAAGTAGGTGACAGAGTGAGAGTATTAGATTGTCCAGTCATGCCGGATGTAGTAGGAAAGTCAGGTGTAATAAGACATAGGCAAGGTGATTTATATCGTGTTGAAGTCGATGGTAAAGTCATCCCAGACTATGCTTTGGAAGCTGATATAGAACTTATACCAGCTAACCCTTTTTTGGAAAGCAATGAACTTATTTCCAAATTATTAAAGGAAAATAATTTGGAAATAATGCATTTGGAAATGTATCTCGATACGCAAAATGTTGTGTGCGTGGAAAGAACTACCTATGATGCTATGTGCTATAAGGACATAGCTTTAAAGGCTTTTCTCGAATGCGAAGGTTACGATGATTTTGAAAGAGCAATTAGCGAATAACAAGATAGAAAGGAACTAAAATGGCTAAATTTATTAAATGTGAAGAACACAAAAAGAAATGAGCCAAACACAAAATCAATCAAAGTATTATTATTCCCCTCGTTTTCGTCACTTCAATATCTATCGTCGCGATCCAGACGGAGACACAAAGATAGATGATGCGATAACGCAAGAAGAGGCGAAACGGAAAGTTTATAAATTAAATGGTTGGAATTATCAGCCTAAAAATAACACGGTAAAATGAGTAAAGCAAAACAGTACATCGAACAAGCCACAAACGAGCGCATCCGCTCGCGTGGCTTAATCCGAAAAGTCGCTATCGAAGCGGCTCGGATACAGAGAGACGAAACGAGGCGGCAAGCTATCGAAGTGTATAAACAAATGTGTCCGTCTAAGAACTGCAAAGGTTGTGCAAGCCGGATACATAAACAGGAAACGCAGTCGACTCGATGCGATGGTAATTGCGCCCGGATTAGGTTACTTGTTAACGGACTGGATCGGATCGAAACGTTATGTATATAATTAGGCGTATTCAATGCAAGTCGGGCAATGTGTCCGAGACGCATTTAGTTGAGATAGAAACGGACGACATCGAGGCGACACGAAAGGAGTTGCACGATTGTTATCAATGTGATAAGATTCTTTTTAATTATGACGAACAATGAGTAGAAACCCGCATTACATTAAGATGATTAACTCCAATCGTTGGAAGTTACTCCGCGCTAAGAAGCTACAAAGCAATCCGGTTTGTGAAGTGTGCGAAGCGAACAATCGCAGTACACTCGCAACGGAAGTGCATCACATTGTCCCGGTTGAGTCCGTGTCGCATGAACTCGGAATGAGACAACTAATGTTTGATTATAATAATCTGCAAAGTCTCTGCCATTCGTGCCACTCTGACACGCATCGACGTGCTTTCAGCCATTCGAAAGAGGCGGTACAGGCGAATAATAAACGAATGACGGAACGTTTTGCGGATCGGTTCTTGCAAGGCGAGAAATAATGTTTTTCTGAATTTGTTACAACCGCTCAACCTCGACGAGAGGGGGGCGGTTTTTTTATTTTTTAACGCGATACGCTAAACCCACCTCACCTCATATTTACACGCGCGAGTAATTTTTGAAACGAGGGGGTGCGCGTTGGGGGTGAACTTTTTGCGCGCATCTTCCGAGCTACCAAATACTTGCGATCTTTTCCTATATGCAAAAAGCCTATAAAAATGTGTGATTTGGACGATATAAAAGAAAAGATTCGCGCCGCGATGGAGTCGCAGGGAACATATACGGAAGATTTAGACCTCTGTATAACTCTTTGCGCAGGTTCATATATGGCGTTTCAAATTGCACTAAACGATATTTCAAAGAAACGTATGAAGTCATACGTGAAAGAAGTGTCCCGCGAAAATAATGATAAACTCACGGCGCATCCTGCTTTCAAAGTTTTATTCGATGCACTCGAAGCAACGCGCAAACAATTACGCGAACTTGGTTTGACCTTTCAAACGCTTTCTGCATCTGACGACGACGAAGTAAACGACTTGATTAACGAAGTAAACAAAATAGATCGCGATGAACAAGGAGAATAGAGATAAACTGATAGCGTTAAAGCAGTCGGTTGTCTCCGATCTGCATAACATCGACGTTGATTCGTATAAGCTAGACAAGGCAGACGAAAGACTAAATGTGTATATCAAAGGTTGTATTAACAATCCGGACGCGCACAACCTTTACGAGTTACTAGCCGTTCGCCGCTTCTTTGTTTTCCTCGATAAATACGAGTTTCGGATCAAGGAAGTAAAGAAGTTCGTCACGTTCTATGAGCGTTTGAAATTTTCCGGCACGAAGGGAAAAACTAGATACAAGCTGACTCCGATACAAGTGTTTCAGTTCTCTAACATTCTCGCGTTTTACAAGTCCGGAACAAACAAACGTTTGATTCGCGAAGCTCTTCTATTCGTTCCGCGTAAATTCAGTAAGACAACAAGTGTAGCGAGTCTTTCGATTAACGATTTGTTGTTCGGTGATGCGAACGCACAAACATACGTTGCTGCAAACTCATATAATCAGGCGAAAGTTTGTTTTGATGAAATACGTAATATTTTAAAGTCTCTCGATCCGAAGTTTAGGCACTTCAAAATTAATCGAGAAATCATATATAACCGCATAAAGGGAAAAACCTCTTTTGCCCGTTGCCTTGCCTCTAACCCGGATAAATTAGACGGACTTAATGCAAGCATGGTAATAGTAGACGAGTATTCACAAGCCGATAGCGCCGCATTGAAGAACGTTTTAACGTCCTCAATGGGCGCACGGCTCAACCCTTTAACCGTAGTAATTACGACCGCATCCGATAAAGAAACGGCTCCATTCGTTGAAATGCTCAAAATGTATAAAGCGATCCTACGAGGTGAGATTGAAAATGATTCCATATTTGCACACATCTTTGAGCCAGACGTAGACGATGAGGAAGGCGATCCGGCAACGTGGCGCAAGGTACAACCACACATGGGTATAACCGTTTATGAAGATTTCTATATAGACGCGTATCAAAAAGCACTATATAGCGCGCCGGATGCACTGGAATTTCGAACAAAGTTACTAAACGTATTTACTACCGACCAAACAACAAAATGGATTGAGGCAAAGCAGATAGAAGAACGATTCAAAGATATTAGAATTGAGAGTATCGGTACTTATCCGCTAACGATGGCGGCGGTTGATTTATCCGTTCGAGACGACTTTTCTACGGTTACTTATAATATCTATTCGAAAGAAAGCGGTTCTTTTCATTCACATACGGATTACTATTTCCCGGAAGGAGCTTTGAAAGATCATCCGAATCGGGAACTTTACGAAGGTTGGGCGAAAGCGGGCTATTTAATTCTTTGTGACGGTGATATTATCGACTATCAGCAAATAGTAAACGATATACTTGCACGTGCAAAGTATCTACAAATTATGGGAGTTGGCTATGATCCTTATAAATCGGCTGAATTTGTGAATCTTCTTACTTATTCCGTAGGCGGTGCGAGTGAATATATTAAGCCTGTTAAACAGACATACGGAACGTTTACAAGCCCTATCGAATCCTTTGAACTTGCTTTGTATCGGAGTAAGCTCACCTTTAGCCCTAATCCGATTACGCCATACTGTTTTAGTAATGCGGTATTAGACGAAGATCGGAACATGAATAAGAAGCCAGTCAAGAAAACGCATAACGCGAAGATTGATTCGACTATAACAAACCTAATGACATTCTACTTATTTAATAACATGGAGGTATAATGAAACTATCTTTTAATTTTGAATTGGGACGTTCAAAGACGCAAAAACGCGCCTTAAATGCAGAGATGAGCACAACGGATAAAGATGCGGCGATAAACTCCCGATTACCATCGTTACCCGGTCAGCCAATAGATGTGCATAACAGTAATCAAGCAATGAAACTTTCAGCCGCATATAGATGTACTTCTATTCTTTCGGGGACTATCGCGTCTTTACCGCTTATAATTAAACGGAAAAAAGATGGATATTTCTCACCAGACGAGGAAAACGATTTATATACGATATTAACCCGTATGCCTAACCGACGAATGAATAGTTTTGAAATGGTTAGGAATATGGTTGTTCAAATCGTAAATCAAGGAAACGCCTACATCGTTATCCGTCGAAAGTTCGGTAGTGTCAGCGAGCTTGTATTATGCGCAAATAATACAGTAACCTATGACAAATTGAATGATGTTTATATTATTTCTGATCCATATAATCGGATATATGGGCGTTTTGAATCCTACGAAATAATCCATCTTAAAAATAATAGTTTGGACGGGGGATATACAGGAGTAAGCACAATAATGTACGCTAGCCGTATCTTTTCCATAGCCGCGAGTGCAGATAATCAGAATTTACGAACCTTTCAGAATGGAAGTAAAATAAAGGGGCTTGTTTCCGGTGCAAAAGAGATAAATAAAGGGTTGCCCGGTGCAGGTATGACGGATATTCAACTTTCTACGGTTGGAGATCGCATAGAGGAACAACTAAACACAGGAAGAGACATTATTTCAGTTCCCGGCGATGTTGGATTTCATCAACTTTCTATAAATCCGGTTGATGCGCAGTTATTGGAAACAAAGAAATTCAGTATTCTTGATATATGTAGATTTTACGGGGTTCACCCAGATAAGGTATTTGCCGGACAATCTACTAATTACAAGGCTTCTGAAATGAGCAATGTTTCTTTCTTGACTGATACGCTGCAACCGATATTGAAACAAATCGAGGCAGAATTTAATTATAAACTGATTCCTAATTCAGTCGCTAATTTATATAGTATTTCATTTGATTTATCATGCTTGTATCAAACGGATTTAACGACGCAAGCGAGTTATTACAAGGCTCTGGAAGAAATGGGCGCTCATTCTCCGAATGATACCCGTAGAGCATTAGGAAAGCCACCCGTTGAAGGGGGCGATAAAGTATTTATTTCTTGCAACGTTCAACCAATCGAGGCGGCTAGTCAAAAAGTAGAGCTACCAAAGAATGAAGAAACAAACATATAGTAAAATGATATTTGCAAAATATGGAAATACGAAGTTATACAGAGTTAGGTGCTCCTAAAGTTGGAGATGGAAGAATAATCGAAGGTTATGCGGTTGTATTCGGACAAGAAAGCCGTGTATTGTACGACAGGGAAAAACAACGCGCTTTTGTTGAGGTGATCGAAAAGGGAGCTATAACGGAAGAGTTATTGCGTAGTTGTGATGTTAAAGCTCTGTTAGATCATAATAAACAGAGATTGTTAGCTCGTTCTAATCGTGGTGCGGGAACTTTGTCGCTTGAACTTGACGACTACGGATTAAAATACAGATTTGAGGCTCCTAGTACTCCCGATGGAGATTTCGCCGTAGAAATGATTAAACGCGGTGATATTTTCGGTTCGTCTTTTGCGTATGCTTTAAATGAAAAGGATAAAACAAAAGTTTCCTATTCAATGAAAGACGGGTTGTTGCTTCGTACTGTACACATGATTGATCGGATTTCCGATATATCTCCCGTTGTTGATCCTGCTTTTTATGGTACAGACGTAACGGTGCGGAGTATGGACGATACGATAGCGGAGTTGTCCGGCGAGAATAAAGACTATCTAAATGAAATTAATAATTTACGCAAATCAATTTAAAACATGAGAAAAGAATTTGAAACTATTGCTCAATACAAAGAGCAGATGCGCGCTCTGTTGGATAAAGCAGAAGCGGAAAAAAGAGCACTCGACGCAAGCGAGAAAGAGCAGTTTGAGCAGTTAAAAACAAAGAAAGAACTTTTGGAAATGAAAGTCGAACGCCGTGCGCTTGAAGATATTAACGCGGGACTGGTGTCAGACCGTCGCGTGTTGTTTTCACAGGCTGTTTTTGACGTCGTTAATCATCGCTCTTTGGAAGAATACAACGGAGTAGTATCGGAAGGCGGTATTAAAGTTGTAGAACGTGCGGTGACTGTTACAGATACAACCGATGCGGCTAGCATGGTTCCTGTTACAATCGGTGAAATCATTGAACCGTTAGAAAAAGGCTTGATTATTGATAAACTAGGTATCAAGATGCAAAGCGGGCTTGTAGGTGACCTTGTTTTCCCAACATTGGCGGCTGTTGAAGCAACAATTCAGGGTGAAAACGTTGCGGTTACCGATACCGAATTGAATATCGACAAAATCAAGGCTTCACCCAAACGTGTATCTATTTCTATCCCGGTGTCTAAGCGTGCGATCAACCAAACGAACTACTCTTTGCAGGACGTAGTTTTAAAACAAATTTCGCTTGGTGTTGCCCGTACTTTGAACAAATGGATGTTTTCGGGGGCTGCGTTGTCTGGTGCAAGTAACGGCGTGTTTGTAAAGGCAAAACCGGATGTAGAATATACTTCCGCATTGACGTTCGCGAATATTGTTGCACTTGAATCTACTGTCATGGATGCGGGCGTAGATGTTACGGACGGTACAGCCGCCTATGTTTGCACTCCAAAGGTGTATGGTACTTTGAAATCCACTCCCAAAGCGGCGGGGGCTGCTGAAATGATCTGCCAAAATGGTATGGTGAACGGTTATCCGGTTCTTGTTACTAACTACATGGACGCCGATTCTATCGGATTCGGTGTATTCTCCAACGCTGCTATCGGTCAGTTCGGCGATATGGATTTAGTTATAGACCCGTATACCGGAGCGAAAAGTAATGTCGTAAACTTTGTGTTGAATACTGATTATGATATTGTTGTAGCTCGCCCGGAAGCCTTTGCCATCGCAAAGAAAAAAGCTTCTGCCTAATTCTATAACCTATCATTCACTAAAGGGCTGGGGCTTCGGCTCTAGCCCTTTCTAATTTATCCAATATGGCACAATACGTAACACTCGAAGAACTCAAACAGCATTTAAACGTTGACTTCGACACGGACGACGCGTATATAACCGGGCTTATCGAACCCGTTCAACTTCTTATCGAATCGTATCTAAATAATCCGCTAGATACCTACGTTGAGGACGCAAAAATAGATCGGCGTATCTGGCACGCGATCCGCATCCTTATAGCGAATTACTACGCAAACCGTGAATCGGTAACATTTGCCACTCCGCAAGTTATTCCGGGGCACATAGAACTATTACTGCAACCTTTAAAACGATATACGTAATGCAAGCAGGATTATTAAACGAAATGATCGCTTTTTACCGTAGCGAGTCAAAGCGCGATAATCTGGGCGGCACGTCTGAAAGTTGGGTGAAAGTATTCGATAAACGCGCATACATTCGCTTTAAGTCGGGTGCACGTAAAGAAGCGAACGGCGAGATATATAATACGACCGTTAATACGATAATGATTCGCATCTGTAAAGAGATCAACGCTAAAATGAGGATCGAATACGACGGGCAGAAATACAAGATTCTATCTATCAATCACGACCGGAAGCAACAAGCAACGGTTATAGAAGCGGAGGTAATCAATGAGTAACGACAATTACACCGGGCGCAACTTGTATCGCGTCGAAGTGGATGCAACGCGAGTAAACGAACTACTTAAACGGTTGAACGATAAAGAAGCAAAGAAGGCAATTTCCTCCGCTCTTAGAAAGTCGATTCTTATCATTCGTAAACAGGCACAGGAAAATCTAGTTTCCGCTGTTACTGATGCAGAATTTAGCAGTTCTAAGAATGGCGTATCGTTCAAACCGTTAAAGAACGAAATAAACGTAGCAGTTTATCGCAATGCTTCCGGTGCACGGGTTGACTTGATCGACCGCCGCAAAAAGGGATCACGCGCCTATATGCTGAAATGGTTCGAATCGGGAACAAAAGAACGAGCTACCAAAAAAGGAGCGAATAGGGGTATTATAAATGCTTCCCACTTCTTCTCTAATGCGGTCAAATCGAAGCAGAAAGAAGCAGAGAGCTCACTAGAGAAAAATATAATTGATTCTATAATGAAAGTAGCAAATAAAAAGAAATGAGTTTATCAATAGGCGCACACGTATATAAGAAATTAAGCGACTCTACAGAGTTGGCAAAATTGGTTTCTGATAAAATATATGCGATTTCGACCAAAACGGAAACATCTTTTCCGTTTGTGATCTACAAACGCAACTCCTTAACGCCGGAATATACGAAAGATAGGTACGGCACGGGTGACACTGTTTCGGTTGAGATCGTTGTCGCCAGTGATAACTATTTGAACTCTGTTACAATCGCGGAAGAGGTACGTAAATCACTCGAAAACAAACGAGGAAGTTATGATAACTTCGATGTGATCGATTCTAAACTAATTAGCGCGAATGAGGATTTTATAGAAGATACTTTTATTCAAAGCCTCGTATTCTCATTTAAAACTGAATAATTAACTAAAACACGATAAAATTATGAGTAAAGCAAAATCAGTGTTAGGAAAAGACCTAATGTTATTCATCGACGGTAAAGCCATCGCACTTGCCACATCTTGCAAATTGGGGCTTTCGGCTGAAACAATCGACACACAAAGTAAAGATTCGGGTATCTGGACGGAAAAGGACATTAAAAAACTTTCTTGGAACGCTTCCAGTGAAAACGTATTTAGCGCGGATGCAGATGCGAATAGCTACGATAAACTATTCGCTTTGTTCTTGGCGCATAAACCTGTTGTTCTGAAATTTGGCGTTGTTGGCAATCCTGACGTAAACGAAATGCCCGCCGCCGGATGGACGCTAGCGGAAGGTGCATATACAGGTAGTGCGGTTATCACTTCACTAGAAGCAAATGCGCCGGATGGAGACAAAGCAACACTATCAATCAGTTTCGAAGGAACCGGACCGCTTGCAAAGGAAGCAGCTAGTAAATAACTTACGGGCGGTGTTTTGCCGCCCTCTAAACGACTTATTCAATGAAAACAATATCACTTAACGGAAAAGATTTTTCTTTGAAATATACGCTTCGTGCGTTCTTTGTGTTCGAATCTATATCCGGCTATCCGTTTCAGTTCGGGAAGATGTTAGACGAGTTTCTTTTGTTTTATTCGTTCCTGCTTGCCTCTAATCAGGAATTGTTCAAAATGGAATTTGAGGAATTTATCGAATTATGCGAAAATGACTTGACGCTATTCGAACAATTCAAAGAATTTATTTTGGATGAAATCAAACTACGTTCGCAATCGGCAGGAAATGACGTAAAAAAAAAGAAGGTGACGACGCGGAAACGAAAGCCGTAAGTATACGTGAACTTTATTCGCGCGTTGTCGGTGAGGGCGGGATCGCTCCCGATTACTTCCTCGATAAAATGGACTTTATCGAGGTTGAATCGTTTATAGACGGATTGAATCGACGCAATCGGGAAGCGTGGGAACAAACTAGATTGCTAGGTTTCATTATAGCGCAATCTAATAGCACGAAAACGCTAAAGCAAACCGATATACTCCGGTTCCCGTGGGATGAAGAAGAAAAGAAAGATACGAGCGTAACGGACGAAGAGATGCAACGATTACGAGCTAAAGCAAAAGAAGTAGAATCACAATTAAACACGCATAAAGATGTCTGATATAGTAACAAGATTATTGCTTAAAACGAATGACTTTGACGCAAATCTAAATAAGTCGAAGAAGAATGTAAACGGGTTTCAAAGCGACATTTCTAAAATGTCCGGCGTTGCAGTATCGGGAGTTATGAAGTTCGCCGGGGTTCTTGGTATTGCTGTAACTGCCTCGGAGGGTTTCAATAAAGTAATGAATAGCAGTCAGACGCTAGGAGATGAATATGCCCGTACTATGGACGGCTTAAAAGGTGGCGTAGATCAATTTTTCTACTCTATCGGTAGTGGAGACTGGACGCCGTTCATGAACGGGTTAACCGAAACTATACGTCTAGCACGCGAAGCATACAACGCGATGGATCAATTAGGAAATACAAAGATGTCATTCTCTTATTTTGATGCAAAGAATCAAGCAACCATACAAGAACAAATAACTATCTTAAAAGATAAGGATTCAACGGAAGAGCAAAAGAAAGCAGCTAGGGAACTATTAGACAAGACGCTGAAAGACCAAGAGGAAATCGTAGGACAATATAAACAAAGAAGTCAAAACGCATTACAAGCAATGGTAAAGGCGGCAATAGGACTTGACGGCGTAGATGTTTCGGCAATAGATATAGATAAAGTGTTGAGATTAGATGTATCTTCGGCAGGCGACGAACAAAAGGCACAATTAGCGAAACAGTATAAAGACTTCGTAGATGAATACGATCGTTTGAAAGCCAAATTCACAACTTACGAAACGGTGGGTTCTGGAATGAATGTGCACACGGTTACAATAACAGATACAAATGCATTGAGTAAGGCAATAAGCCCGATGTTAGCGAAGTATCAGGATGCAATACAATATAACGCGATTTTAGTAAAGAAGAGTGATGAATGGTTGCAGAATTTAATAAACGTTGCAACGGCGGCAGAGGCGGCGGGACGGAATTTATCTAGTATGACGAAAGCGGCGAACCGTGCTTCACAGTCAGGGATAGGCGGGAAAACGCCAAAGGAAGAACCGAAAGAGGGCTCTATCGCTTGGTATGACACGCAAATCGCAGAGCAAAATAAAAAACTTATTGCTGAAACCGACATGCAAGCGCGTTCCGCCATTCAAGCAACAATTAATGAACTCGAATCAAAGAGGATAAGTTTAAAGTTTGTTGTAGAGCAAGAAACGTTCAAAAGTGCTCATGGTGAAATGAAAGACGGCACTTTGTCTCTTCCGGTAAAACCAACGTATAAAGATAAAGTTCCTACTCATGGGAAAGAAGGTAAAAACTTAAAGTTGCCGAAATATGATCCACTTTTTAAAAAAGAAGATATAGACATGAATGAAAGGTATGCCGAATCTCTATCTGCAGTTGGTAGTATTATGGGGTCTTTATCTGGAATAACCAATGAAAGTGCGGCGGCGTATCTTCAATGGGGCGCAAATGTTATATCCAGTATTGCGCAAGCTATTCCGGCTATTCAATCGTTAATAACTGCGAAACAGACCGAAGCAGTAGTTAGCGGCGTAGCTTCCGCAGCAGAAACGCCCGTTGTCGGTTGGTTATTGGCGGGAG